ATATATATCTTTTCTTGGTTTCTTTTATTCTTTTATTCTTTTTCTTTAAGTCTTCTTTAATTGTTTGCTTGGTTTGGTTGGTGCTTGACTTCTAGGCAATTTTGAAAATAAAGCTTGACTCTCGGATCTTTATTCACGGCATCAATTCGAGTCATAGAAAAAACAAAAAAGGCCCGATGGTTTCCCACCGAGCCTCATTGGGTCAGAGTCAGATCCAGTACAGGAACAACACCGTTCCTGCGAGTTGTAGATATACATACCAGTCCAAGGCGCTCATTGAGCACCTTCCTTGGTCTTAAACAAAGACTCGTTGGCTTTACCGAACGCTGACACCTTGTCAGCCGAAGCCAGAAGCCTTTGCCATTGGCTCCAGTACAACGTCACTGGGAACCTGCCAAGGCCATATACGGCCAAGCATCCCTTCTCGCTTACCTTCATGGTAAGTTCACGCGGCTTAGGCATTGAAGCCTGAAGGGCTGCGTTCTGTTTGCTAAGAGCATCAATCATTGCCAATAGCTCAGATGTCGTTGGGGCCTTAGTTTGTGTTTGTGTTTGTGTTTGTGGTTTCATAGAAATTCCTTTCGTTGCGATTAGGGTCATTCCCAATCGTTCGGTGCAATGTACAGCGCGGTACACGAAAGCGCAACAAGATTCTTGAAAATATTTTTCAGTGTGAAAATTTTACAAATCGCATACAGGTACGAACCTCGGGCCCCGGACCTCGAAGACATGGCACGTGCTTCATTGTACGGGATAATTGGTTCGTGGTACCCCCTACCCCCCAAAATATTTGTTAAGCCCGCGTTTTCTTAGGACCCCGAGCCAACCCACCCGAACCCCATAATGCGCCGCGAAGCGTCACCATTGACTCAAGTTGACTTCCGAACTACCTTGGAGTATGCCCGAAGAATCAAATAAAATTCCAAGCGAGTTTCTTGTACCAGATCTTTCAGATCTCATTCGACGTGGGACTCATTTTGTCAAGAGATCTCCTCCGTACACACAGATCGTTGAGTGCGCCACAGGAAGAACTTTGGCGTTACTCGATAATCCATTCAAAGTTCCAACTAGCATAATCAAAAAAGTTATCAATGGCGTAGACACCTGGGTAGAGGAAGGATTGTTGGAGTCTGCGATACCCAAGCCTACACCAGAGTATTCCCCTTTGGTAGTAGCAGAGATTTGTAGGCTCGTGGCAGAGGGTGGGCTGATAACTAAAATTTGCGGGAGTCCTGGGTTTCCGTCGTACCAAGAATTTTGTATGTGGCGGAAGTCAAATTCTTGGATTCACGAAGCGCTAGAGCAGGCCCGCTTAGACAGAGCGGAGGCTTTGCGAGACGAGGCTCTGCAAATAGCCGACTCAGCCTGCGATAAAAATGACACACCAGCTAAGCAACTTATGGTAGAGACCAGAAAATGGGCGAGCGGGATCGACAGCCCGCGCTATAAAACTGCCTCAAAAATAGACGTTGGAGTAAGTGTGCCGACACAAATCATCGTCCACACCGGTATAGATCGGGGGGATAGTGATAAAACACGTTAAAACTGGCTATAAGCCACGAATTCATCAGGCCGAGCTTCATGCTAGGGTAAAAAGATTTAACGCTATAGCGGCCCACAGGAGGTTTGGGAAGGGGCACTTCGCCGTCAACGAATGCTTAGATCGTGGGCTTAGATGCACCTTGTTGAATCCGCAGTATGCGTATCTTGCGCCAACGTATGGGGCAGCAAAAAGAATTATTTGGGATATCTTCAAGCAGTATACAAAAGATATACCTGGGATAGTGGTTAACGAAGCAGAGCTAAGGATAGATATACCAAGGCCAGCCACTAAAGACAGAGTGAGATTCATGCTATTGGGGGCAGAGAATCCAGACTACTTGCGTGGGATATACCTAGATGGAGTAGTTCTGGACGAATACTCAGTCATGGATCCAGTTGTTTGGAGTCAGATAATAAGGCCAGCCCTGTCAGACAGAATAGGCTGGGCCATATTTATATCAACGCCAAAAGGGATGAACCACTTCTATAGACTTCTTAAGGCTGCAGAAGATCTCCCAGACTGGCATACAGCCATATATAAGGCTAGCGAGACAGGTATAATACCACAGGCTGAACTAGATGCTGCAAGACAGACAATGAGTGAAGAAGAGTATATGCAAGAGTATGAGTGCTCGTTTGCGGCGGCCTTAGTGGGAGCATATTATGGCAAAGAGATGGAGCGGGCGGAGAAAGAGGGACGGGTAACGATAGTTCCATATGACAAAGCTGTACCAGTGTATACATATTGGGATCTTGGCATGAGCGACACAACGGCTATATGGTTCGCGCAGCGAGTAGGCGGCCAAATAAGGTTCATTGATTATCATGAAGAGGCTGGGCAAGATATTGCCCACTATGCTAAAATATTAAAACAAAGAGGCTACTATTACGAAGAACACGTACTACCACACGATGCTAAGGTAAGAGAGCTTGGTACGGGTAAAACAAGACAAGAGGTCCTCAAAGCACTATGCCCTGGAGTTAGGGTTCGGGTACTCGAGAAAACACCAGTGGCAGATGGAATAAACGCATGCAGGCTCCTTATATCAAAATCAATATTCGATAAAACTAAGTGTAACATCCCATGGGGAGATCGAGGAGACCTACGAGGAATAGAGTCTCTTAAGCAGTATGAGAAAGTTTGGGATAGCAAGAATGGGGTATTCCAAAATAATCCAAAACACAATTGGTGTAGCCACGGAGCCGACGCATTTAGAACCGCAGCCATGGGAATGAAAGAACATGAAACAAGTAAAGAAGATAAAAAGAAATACCCAAGAGAGTGTCAGAGAGAGTACTCTGTCATATAGGAGGTTTTTATGTCTTGGCTAAGTGACGCAATGGAGGGCGGGGGAAAAACAATAGGGGAATTTATTAGGGCCCCAGGAACCGCTGCAACAGGTGTAAATAACTTTTTCGCTGGAGGTGGGAAAGTAACAGATTTTTTAAATAATTTTAATCCAGCAAATGATTTGAAGAGAGGGATACTTAGAGGCGTAGCAGCAGGTATTATCAACGATAGAAAAACTCAAGAGACATCTTTTGATGATAGAATAAAGAAGGTTGGACCAGATGAAGAGATGTATAAAAGAAGGCTAGAGGCGTGGAAAGGAATGTATGCCACACTAAAGGGTATGACCGAGAGAAGATCTCTTACTCCTGGATTAGCCATGGCTCTTACTGCTAGCCCACAAAATACTTTCTTTCAAGAGGCCCAGTACTCTAGAGATATTGGAGCAGACAAGAGGGCTATAGATACTATAGCTACGCAGGTACACACAGATGCAGAGATAGTTGAGAGCAATAAAGCAAAGATAAAAGCTATAGAAGATGAAAGAGCAAAGTGGAGAAAAGACGTGGAAGAGGCAGACAAATATAAACTAACAGAGGCGTATAGGGAAGACTTCCGAAGGAATGCGTCGGCATCTGTTTCATTTCCAAACAGTGGAAGAATTGGCCCGGTTGGGGGATTTAGAATATGAATAAAATGAATGCTAAAGAAGTAAAGAAAATAATTCAGCAACTAAAATCTGAGAGATCGTTGTGGGAAAGCCATTGGCAAGATATTGCTGATTATATTTTTATAAGGAAGAACGATGTACTTAATAGAACAACACCAGGAGAGAAGAAAGCGTTTAGGCTGCTTGACAATACAGGGATGTATTCGAATGAAATGCTGGCAGGAGCCTTACATGGTATGCTCACTAATCCTGATCTTACATGGTTTGAGTTTTCTACTGGTAATGTGGAATTAGACAGAGAGGACAGAGTTAGAAAGTGGCTTCAAGAATCTTCTAGGGCGTTACATTTTATCTTTAATAACTCTAACTTTCAAACAGAAGTTCACGAACTTTATTTGGATTTGTGCTCATTTGGGACTGGCTGCATGCTAGTAGAGGAAGATAAAAAAGATATAGTAAGGTTTAAGACTAAGTTTATTAGGGATTATTATATCGCAGAAAATTATTACGGAAAAGTAGATCAGATATACTATGAGTATAAAGCCACAGCTAAAGATATCATAGACGCATTTGGGATAGAGAGTGCTCCAAGAGAAGTTAAGGAGGCTCAAGAAAAGAGTTTGGACAAAAAATTTATTTGTGTACATGCTGTTTATCCAGCTTCTATGAAAAACCCTGGCAAGGACTTAGACCATTTTATTTCTCAGTATTTTATTTTGGATACTGAGACAGAGATAAGTTCAGGAAAATTTAATCAGTTTCCTTACGTGGTTCCTAGGTGGACTAAGGCCGCTGGAGAGATATACGGTCGATCTCCAGGTATGAATGCTCTTCCAGAGATGAAGGTTCTAAATAAAATGAATGAGACCATGCTAATAGGGGCTCAGAAGAAAGTGGATCCACCGATACAGATGCCAGACGATGGATATATACTTCCTATAGTTACTGTACCAGGTGGAATAAATTACTATAGATCAGGCACTCAGGAATTTATTAAGCCAGTATTCGCAGACACAAACATAGATTTTGGTTATCAAGCAATGGAGGACAGAAGAAAAAGGGTTAGGGATGCTTATTACATAGACCACCTTAGGCTTCAGCAGGGTGGTCCAATGATGACAGCAACAGAAGTTTTACAAAGAACAGAAGAGGCCATGAGACTTCTTGGCCCTATGTTGGGAAGGCAACAGTCTGAATTCTTGCGGCCCTTAGTGGATAGAGCATACGCTATAGCGGATAATAGGGGGCTTATACCTCCTCCTCCAGAGGAGCTAGCTGGTATGAATATAACAGTTAAGTATAGTTCTTTGATAGCAAAGTCTCAGAAAATAAATGAAGCACAAAGCATCCTTCGTGTGGTTTCTGCTATAACCCCATTTATTCAGATGAACCCTGGAGTTATGGATAATTTTGATGGTGACAAGGTAGCTAGAGTTTTGGTTAATACATACGGCGCCCCACAAGAAATGCTTGTGGATTCCGATGTAGTAGCAGCCTCTAGACAACAAAGGGCAGAGCAAGCTATGCAGGTAAAGCTGGCACAAGCGCAGGCACAGCAAGGGGTTGACTCTTTAAACACTGCTAAAGCTATGAAGACAGTGTCAGAGATAGGAGTAGTTGGTGGATAGTACGACAAAGAAGGCAGCCAGTAGGCAGGTAAAAACAGTTGAAGCGTATCACACTATTTTTTCTAGCCCCGATGGAGAGATGGTTCTTAACGACCTTATAAACAAACATTGGGTTTTAAAAAGCACTAATAGTTCTGGAGCTAGTGATAGTGAGGTTATTTTTAGAGAGGGAGAAAGAAATGTTGTGTTAAGAATCTTGTCAATACTAAAGACTAGTCCGGCAAAATTAAGAGAAAGGATAGATACGTATGTTAAAGACATGGAGTAATATAGTTATGAATCAGGTCGCTGCAGAGGGAGGAGGCTCAGGTGGGGGAGGAACTAGCTTTTTTACTGCACCTACAGGTGGGGGCGGGACTGGAGTACCACAAGCCGGGAGTTCAGGTTCTAATGGTGGAGCAGATACAGGAAAGTCCACCGGAGCTTCTAGTAATGCTAACGCTACCCAAGGGGGCACCTCTTCCGATTGGAAATCTGTCCTTCCTAAAGAGCTACAAGAGGATGCCACTCTCAAAAAGTTCACCTCTGTGGATGCCTTGGCCGGAGCCTATGTCTCGGCTCAGAAATTGATTGGTGCTGATAAGATTCCAGTTCCTACTAAGCACACCACGCCTGAGGAATTTAGGCAGGTTCTACATAGAATAGGTCTACCAGAGGCTGCAGAGAAATATGAGATTAAGTTTAAGCAAGAGGCGGGGGTAGAGGAGGAGTTTGCCAAGTCATTTAAAGAACAAGCGTTCAAGGCCGGAGTTCTTCCTAATCAAGCCCAAGCCCTTGCAGAGTGGCTATCAGACCTCAAGCTATCAACCGTTAAACAATTTGACGAAGAGGCGACGAAGAGACATCAGACGACGGCCGCATCTCTTAAAAAAGACTGGGGATCGGCGTATCAGCAAAAGCTAGCCAGGGCTAATAAAGCTCTTTTTGATATGGGCGGAGAGGG